GTCACCGTCGCTTGCGTTGACGAGAAGTCGCTCTGCATGAGGTTCGTCGTTGCCTGAAGTCCTTTCGCCGCTCTCGACATATCTGTGCGATCGAACGAGCCTCCCAGGCCGCGCGTGTTGATCGTCTGATATTGCTGTCCCAGTTGCCGTGTCGCTGCGGTCTGTTGCTGAATGAGCTGGATCGAATCCTGCATTCTCTGACGTTCCGCGTTAGCGGCTGCTTGTGCGGCTGCTGTTCTAGCCTGTTCGTTCTGTCTTTCCTGCGCCGCAATCTGCGCCCGTGCTCTTCCAGTATTCTGGCGCATCTGCTCGATTGCGAGCAGTTGCTTGGCCGAGATCATCTCGCGAGCGGCAGCATCAGCGCCCTTCGCATCAATGTCGCGAGCCTCTCTTCTGATCGCTGCGAGTTGTCTCCGGCCTTCAAGCTGCGCTTTTACGACAGGATCAGTAGCGCGCAGAATGTCGAGTTGCAGTTTGAGGTCTTGCGTCTGGTCGCCGAACTGCACGGCAGCGAGTCGCTTCAGTTCATCGGCCGCGGCTTGTGCCTGCTTGGCCGCATCCATCAGCGTCCCGGCAACGTTCTTTCCTAGATCCTGTGATGCCTTTCCGACAGCGTCAAGAGCCGGCGCGACAGACTGCACGGCCGTCTTCATGTTTGCCGTAGCCGAAGCGACGCTAGAGACGGCAGACTGCATCCCGGCCTGTAATGCCGAGATGTCCGCCGTCACTTGTACGTTCAGTTCTGGACTAGCCAAGAAGCCTCCGCATTTCGCGGTCTACTGCCGAGCGACCACTATCGCCGCCGTTCTCTCGAACGATCATATCGGAGACCGCCGACGCCACCGACGCAAATACGTCGATCGGCATCGCCAGCGGATCTCCGAAGCCTGGCGAGTTCTTGGCGATGAATGCTGCGGTGCCGAGCCAGTCGGGAGCAGTCAGGTCGTCGGCTGGCCCGGCTCCAGAGGGACCGCGTCCGGTTCCGCCTTCCGGTATCCGCAGAGCATCTGCGCCGCCTCGACCATTTCCTCCGGCGTCATGTCGGCGAGCACGGCGTCGGCCTGTAGAGCAGCACGATCGAGCGCGAGTCTAATGATCTGCGTCGCGGTCGTGATCCGGAACGTCGCAAGCAGAAGCAGGCTCACGGTGCCGCGCCGCTGCGAATGCTCTCGCAGCCGCTCAAGCCTTGTCTGAGGATCTACGCCAGAAGCGTCAAGGTCCGCAACGAGCGTCGCTCGTTCCTCCTCGAACGCCTGGTCGCATATCTGCATCATGTCGCGAACCGTGATGAGCGGAACGCGGACGCCCTTCTTCACCTCGATGGTCTTCATGAGACGAGTCGCATCCTGTTTTCTACGTGCATCTCCTGAACAGACTGAAACGCCTGCACGCGACGCCTCAGCCTGATGTCGATGACCTGACGCGTCTTGTTACGCATGGCAAACAGGATCCGCACCTGCGCGATGACTTCTTCTTCGGACAGGTGCGGAGAAGCGCCCATGCGATAGGTGCTGCCGTCGGTGAACGTGACCTCGGCGATCCAGTCGTCTCGTGTCCGGACCGTGGTAGGCCAGAGCCTCACGATTCGTCCCAGAGCTCGATCGGGATCGCGCCGCCGGCAAGCGCCCAGTTGAACGAGACGGCCGCGTCTCCGGTCTTGGCCACGCTCATGGCGATCTCGCTGATGACCGCCGTCAGGATCATCGTGCAGACGCCGGTCGCGGTCGTCGCGGCGGTTCCGCTGCCCTTGGCGTGAAGGTAGATGGTCGATCCTCCGGTCTGCCAGTCGGCCGTATTCACGCCCGGACCTGTCGAGGTCGCATCGGCACGCAGGAATCCGCCGGCCGATCCGTTCGCGTCCCAGACGCCCAGACGCCGCCGGCGACCGAAATCAGAGAAGCCGGTGATGTCCGAGACCTGCCGCGAGAACGTGCCGTTCCACGCGTTGAACTGCGCGAAGTGATCGCCGAGAACGACGCCGCCATCATTGCCTACGAGGTAGCTCATGTCAAGAACCCTTTATCGCGGTGAGCCTGAACCGCGACGACGTTTCAATCGCGTCATCCTGCATCGCAGGGACGCCGCGTGATTCGGCTCGAATCACGACCCGATCATATCCGATAGCGGTAAGCGTCTTGTTGTCGAGCATGGCGTGCAACTTCTCGGCAGATCCTGCCGCGACATTCAGTCCGGAAGCGTGCGCGTGATACTGCATTACCTCTATCTCGTACGTCTCGCGATCGGTTCCAAAGGTCTGCTCGATATCGGCGCGAACGATGCCATAGACCGCGAGCGGAAGCGTTGTATCAGCCGGAGCCTCGTTCACGTAAACGCGTCCTCCGAGGCCCTGAAACCAGGAAGTGGCAGCGGTCTCGGCGATACTTGCTGCGATTGACTGCAAGAGCGCTTGCATCAGAGTCGCCCCAGGTTGAGCTTGCGGATCTGCTCGTTCACGTAGTCGCTGAGGATCTGCACAGCCTGCGGCGCGATCTTGTCGATCGCCGGCTGCACGTATGGCCTAGCGTCGATCCTTTCATTGCCGTCTTCAAGAGCGGCCGCGTACTTCTTGTTTGATCCGATGCGATAGCCGAGACGGCGTCCGGTCGCGATGCGATTCGGCGCTCCCTGCCATGAACGGCTCAGGTCGCCGGTTTGCTTTGCCGGCGGCTCGCCTGCACGACTCGATCGTCGCAGGCTGCCCGGATAACGAACGCCAGTACCGGCTCCGGAGATCGACACTTTGATTGTCGTCTGCAACGTCAAAGCCAAGCGTGATAGACCGCGATCCATGCCACGTAGCACGGCCTCAGCGATCTTGTTTGGATCGAAGTTGTGTAGAGCATCAGCCACGCGGCAGATCCTCTTCAAGCGTCGCGATCAGGTGATACAGGCTGTCCGCTGTCGAGCGATCGTCAGGCACGCGTACCGAATCGACGCGGTACGTGCGAACCTCGCTGGCGATCGTGACCGCGAGCAGGTCATTCGCCTTTAGATCCTGCGAGCCGTCACAGTAGAGCGTAGCGCCAAAGCGCACGTTCTCGCGACCGTAGCGGAGCGCAACGCCGCCAGACCCAATCTGGAGGTAGCCGCTTATGGCTGCGGTCGCCGTGCCGGCCGTAGTGGATTGAGCCGCGCCGCCGGCCGCATCGCGAATCCAGACCGGACGCGTCCTAGTCATCGTCCGACCATACGCTGAGATCAGCGATCCGATGCTCATCGGATGCGTACCCTCGCTCCGAGCATCCCGCGAATCTGCTGCACGATGCGACCCGTCGCCGCCACGCTGTAGGAATAGTCGCCAAGACTCTCGCTCGTCACGCCCAGATCCTTCTTGCGGTCCCGATACAGGCTTGCTGCCGTCTCAAGGCACGCTTGCTCTATGTCGAACGGCACGACATCGACGCCGCCGTTGTAGGCCACGAGTACCGAACGATACTCCGCCGGAAACTCAGTCGCCCAGTGATCGCTCGGGAACGCGTCCGAGACCATCGAGATGATGCCGGCCTCGTGATAGACGCGGAGGTCGGCGGTCGTGTCCCACGCTGCGGAAAGATAAGCCGTTGTCGTGAGCACGTTCACGCCGGCTCGCGGATGCAACTGGTACGCGGAGAAGTCTTCGATGGCCGACGCATCAAATCCTGTGACCGTGTTGATGTGCGTCGCGAGTTCGGCGGTCGTCTCGTGATTCGCAAACTGAACCTGCGTCTGGTGCTCTTGCCCCGTCGAGTCCATCCGATACAGTCGCACGTGTGACGGCGCCACCTCGATCGTCGCGATGATGTCTGTCGATCCGGCCGATGCCGAGACGCTAAGCGCATTCTGCGAGCCGAACGCGACGTACTTCACGTGATTGATCGGGCGCACCTTCACGCCGATCTGATCCGTTCCAAGGCTATCGTGCCATTCGTACAGGTTGCGTGACTTGATCGGTCGGCCCAGGATCGACTCGATGAGCGCCGATGCCCGGTCGATGGATCGCTCCAAAATCGTCTCGTCAATCGCGGCTGCGATGCCAAGGTACGACTGGAGATTCGCGAGCGTGGTCAGTGAGTTCGGATCGACGGCCATTCAAGTCCTCGCGTATGCCGGCTTCCCGCTGGTGACGTACTCGTTATGGTACTGGTGCCTTGCGGCGAATCTGTCGTCAGGCCACGAGATCATCACCTGCATATGACCGATGCGGACGCGGTTCGCCTGCCAGACCTTGTAGCCGGCTCGCTTCCACTGCCGCCAGAACTGGATGTCGTCGTCGATTCGGCCTTCGCCCCAAGTGCCATCCGGAGCAGGCTGCCCGTGAAACCACGGTAGCGGCAGGCTTCGCAGGGCGCTCGCACGAATGAGCGTAAGGCCAAAGTGCGCGGTCGCGACTTCGAGCGCCGGCGCGTTTACCTCGTCAGCCGTGAGCGACGTACGCGGATTGCCTTCGGCGTCCTCGCAAGTGATAAGGACCGTCTGTCGCTCGCGGCCGATCTGCATCGCCGCGACCGCGTCGAGGTTCCGTTCCGTCGCAAGACGGTAAAGCGCGATCACGTCCTCCTTCTGGAAGATCGTGTCATAGTCGAGCGTGAGTACCCATTCGCAAGACGGCTTCTTCAGCGCTTCGGCGAAGAGGCGCGAAAGGCACTGTCCCCAGAATGCCCCGGTGTGCTTGGTGATATTGATCTTGAGCGGGATCAAAGCGCCGATCGCGCAGAACATGTTCTCTGTCCACGCAAGCCTGGGCATCGAGACCAGCGCTTCTACGTTCGGAAGCGTGTTGATCGCAGGCAACTTCCGGGCCGCTACTCCGATTGTCCATTGCCCTTCGCCTTCCGACCACGCCTGGCAGTCCTCAAGACCGGCTTTCCGAAGCGTCTCGATGAGCTTCGTCCGATTCCAGAGCGAGCCGTGCTCTCCGATCTTCCCGCAGACGATCGGCTCGATCTCGTGACTCGTGCCGCTCTTGTAGGCATCCACGGCTCGATCGAAGTCCGGAACGCTGACTCGCAGCTCCGCTCCCTCGCGGAGCTTCGCAGTCCAT